ATTCCTGATAGAGCGAGTTGTTCTGATCCTGCGCGAGCATCGAGGTCCAGCCTATCATCATCGGGATGGATGTGACCTCGGTGTATGCCGCTACAGGCTCACCATAAGCGCTCCGTGTCCATGTCGGCGTCTTGACCGTGTGAAGCACCATCCTCATATCGCCACCAGCCTCGTCTTCGAGCGGATGAGAGCCTTTACCTTGTCCGAGTAGTCGGAGAAGTATGACTCGCTGATTCCGCTGTAGTTCATCTGCTGGATGCCCTCGTTGCCGAGCTGGTTGTATCTCTCGATAGCCATCTCGATCACGATGCTGTCATCAGCTTCAGACTGGTGCGTCCTGCTGAGATACTCGGCCTCACAGAGGTCGAGGATGGCCTCAAGCTGCGTGTCGATGGATGTGTCTGATATCTGCAATAGCGTTTTCAGGGTGTCAATATTTGCCATATTGCCCCTCCTTTACGAATTAAGCTGTCATCTTAACGACTCTTGTTGCGTCTGTGAGCGCGATGACTCTCGGCTGTCTTGTGTATACTGTCGTCTGTCTGATGTTAGCGTTTCTCTCGTACTCTGTCTCGACTGCCTTCTTTGTGAAGAGCGTGACTGCTTCCTTTGTTGCGAGGTAAGCAGTGCTTGCCGGTACAGCATCGGAGAAGAATACAGGAACGCCCATGATGTGGCCGATGTAGCCAGTGCGAGCGAAGTCCTCAACGTACTTCAGCTCGTCCTTCAGAGCCTTTCTTACAGGTCCTCTGAGAGCTGTGTTGATGATGAAGAACAGTCCCTCTTCATCCTCGTGAGGATATTTGCTGAGTGCATCGATGAAGTCGTTCAGGACCCATGTGCAGCCGGTCTGTGCGAGTGTAGCACTGCCGAACTCGGCGATGACCTTGGATGTGATGTCGTTGGTCATAGCCTCAGCAAGGCCCTTGATACCAGCCTCGATGAATGCAGGGTCTGTCATAGCCTGCTCATCAAAGTAAGGGAATCTTGCCTGAGTCTCGATTACTGTGTATTCAGCTTCTTCCCACTGTGGTGCGATGCTGACCGTGTTGCCTGCGCCCTGAGCGAGGTCTTCAGCAGAACCGGTGCTGCTGTATACGTGGATCTTCTTCGTCATTCCGGCGGAAGCCTGGAGGGAGAAGTCTACAGTCACGAACTGCTGCATGTTCAGCTTTGTTGCAAGAACGCTTTCGATTTTGTTCTCGATAATAAAGTTTGCATATGGTGTTGTTGTAGGTGTTGTTGTAGGTGCCATTGTGATGTCTCCTTATCCTAAAAGATTTGTGACAAAGTCAGGATCAGCGTTGTACATGGCTTGCTGCTCTGCGAGTGACAGGGAGTTAAACTTCTCCTTAGTCATCTTTCCGCCGGTCATCACGTCCGCGATCTGTGGAACTGCCGACGTCTCTGCGAGCCATGTCTTCTTCTCCTGAGCCAGTAGTTTCTTGATGCAGTCCTGGAAGCCCTCAATTATCTGAAGGTTCTCTTCAGCATCATCTCCGACTCTTATGAAGTCAGCGAAGTTTGCGAGGTTCCTTTTGCTGAGTGCGCTGAGGATCTCATTCTTCTTCTGGTCAAGCTGATAAGCCTTCAGCTGTTCTTCAAGTTCAGCGATGCGGAGTTCCTTTTCCTTCGCTGCCCTTGCCTCTTCATCGAGCTGTGAAAGTGATTTCTCATTCTCTACCTGTTTCTTCAGAGCCTCGATAGTACGCTTATACTTCGCTTCCGCGGAGCTGACACGTCTATCTCCCTCCTTCTGAAGCATGTCCTTCACTTCTTCGGCTGTGTAGGTCTTTGGTGCTTCCTGCTGTTCTGCGTTTGTGTTTGTGTTGGTTGTTTCTTCCATGTTGTCCTCCTGTTACGGCTCTATGACCGCCCCATTGACTGAGTTGTTCTATTTGAACCCCTCGACTATCGGTGCTATCGTGCATCTGCAATTCGGGTGCATCGGAAGTTCAGGAAACTCCGTGATCGGCATCTTCCTGCCCTTGTACTCCCTGCAGATGTCACAACAGTCTGATTCAGCCAGGTATTCGCACTTGTCGATACCGGCTGATGTATATGAATCCCTCGCCGCCTTGTTGTAAGCCCGGGACGATTCGGTCCTGATGAGTCTGTCGGCTTCATCCCATCTGACGCCGTAGTCTTCCATCAGCTTCCGCTTCACGTCCGACGGATTCTTACCGCTGACGATGAGGGACTCTATATCATCCATGACGCGCACATTGAAGTTGTCGGCGTTCTTCCAGATGCGGTTCGAGTAAGTGATACCGCTCCAGTTCTCCGTCACGATGGACTTCGCTGAGAGCTCCGCGATGAAGTCGAACTCAAGTCCGAGCTCCTCGTAGTTGCTCTTGTACGTGCCAACAGCGATGACATCAAGTAAAGAGTCGAGGGATTTCTTCTCGGCATCTGCGAGACCCCCGACTTCCTTTGCGACTGCTTCACGCAGCCTTGTATAGTGATTCAGGTTGTATAGCTGTGTCCGTGATATGTCCTCAAGACTGTTGTCCAGGATCTCCGCATACAGCGCGTTGATCTCGGACGTCAGCCTTCGGTACGACTGGCGGTACAGCTTGGCCATCTTCTCGGAGGTCTCTGTCGACAGTCTGTCCACACCTGCCTCTTCATTGATGGCTCTCTCACGCCAGTATTTGTTGTTCTTCTTGGCCGCTGCTTCTGCCGCTTTCTTTTTAGCGGTCTTCTTCTCGTTCTTCTTCGGCATCATTCACCTCGTTGAAGTTGGCGGAGAACAGAGCGTAGTTCTGCTGCTTCTTCTCCTCGACTGCTGCAAGCTCTGCCTCTGCATCGAGGTCAAGCGGCAGCAGCGCGACTCTTGACTCGTCGCTGATGACTCCGTCGAGCTTCACTACCGTGTCGACCATCGCGGAGAGATCCTGTGGCAGGTTCCTCGTGAACACGATGTTGATGTCGAGGTATGCCATGTCGCCGTTGACCTTGCGCATGATGCCGTATATCAGCTCTATCCTTCTACGGAGCCCCTTCTCGAACTCTGTCTCCTTCACTCCTGTCTTGTCCTCAAGGCCGAGGAGCTTGTAGCGCATGGCCACGCCTGACGCGTTGCTTGCGAAGTTCTCGTCTGTCATCGGTGGACAGAAGCTGAACTTGTGGATGTCCTGATCAAGACGCTTCTTCTCGTTCTCTATCCACGAGTCATTCACGTTCTTGGTCAGCCATTCGCCCTTGCCGCCTTCCGGGAAGAGAAGGACGCGGTTCGCCTTCATGTCTGCGATGTCTTCCGGCTCGGTGCCTTCCATGCCGCTGAGGACCAGATAGCTGTCAGCGAAGTAGTCAGCCTCGTTGACGCTGTCCGACTCAAAGCTGTCATACGCGTCTATCTCGCTGATGACCAGCTCGAAGTCGCCCTGGCATTCAGCATTGTTGTAGTACGGTGTGACAGGCACCTGCCCGAACACGTGATACTTCTGCTCAAGCTGGCGAAGGCCGGACAGGTCGTTCTGGTACTTCGTGATGTCCATCCTCGAGTAGACCTCCACGTATTCGAGGTTCATGTCTGTCTCGATGTCGTATGCTGTCCAGTAGCGGATCACATACAGAAGGTCCTCATCGATGTCATCGTTGTAGATCGGGATCATGCCGATTGCCGGCATAGCCTTGAAGCGTGTGTTGCCGTCCTTGTCGATGTAGATGATGTCGTAGCCTTCTCCGCATATGCTCTGCCACTTGGCTATCTCCTTGTTGACGCTTGGCTCGTCGTTGTACTCGAAGATCTCCTTGAGCGATGTGAGTGCCTGCTCATCCTCGGAGGTGTACTCGACAGGCTCGCCGATAAAGTAGCCGGTCATCATCGTGGTGATGTAGTTGGCGTATGGATTCACGACTCTGTTGTTAGGCTTGCTGGCGTCCTCATATGCTCTCTGGAGGATGCTGTGCTTGCCCTTGTAGTAGTCGTACAGCTTTATCTTCCTTGCGTTCTCACCTCTGTCCCTTTCGATGAACTTGGTGATGATGTCCTTTGTGAGGACCTTGTCCTGCGGAAAGTAATACTTCATATTGTCTCCTTACAGTCCTAATATCGATTTGCTGACGCTTGTCAGCCTCTTGTATCTGTCTACGCACTGGAGACTGTATCTCAGCGCGTCAAGGCAGTGGTTGAACTCATCTATCGGCTCGTTGATGTACTCGCCTGATGCCTTGTCCTTCTTCCAGGCATAATTCTGCAGCTCGGTTATCACGTGCTCACACTCAGGCGCCACGATGATGTCGAGCTGCTGAAGTTTCTGTATGCCCTGAAGGACGGAGCCTTGTCCCTT